CAAATACGTGAAGCAAAAAAGATGCCTCCGGGTGAGCATGTATCATCTAAAAAAATTAACAAGCATCAAGTTATGGTTCACAAAGATAAGAAAGGATTCACCGTATATATTGACGGTGACAAATTAGACTCCTATCGTTCTCAGAAAGAAGCTGAGAAAATGGGTGTTACATTTGCAAAGGAAATGTAAATGAAGCTTATTGCAGAGTATATTGATCAACAAATCGAAACGACGATTACTGAAGCTGCGGATGGCAAAGGTAAATCTTTTGTTATTGAAGGTGTATTTGCTCAAGCGGAACAAAAGAATAGAAACGGACGTATCTATCCTAAAGCTATTATGGAAAAAGCTGTAGGTAAATACGTTACCGAACAAGTGGCACAGAAAAGATCAGTTGGTGAATTGAATCACCCCGAAGGTCCTACTGTGAATCTTGACAAAGTTTCACATCTCATCACTGCTCTTGAATGGAAGGGTAATGATGTGGTAGGAAAGGCACAAATTCTCGACACTCCTAACGGTAAGATTGTTAAAGGTCTTTTAGATGGTGGTGTTCGACTAGGTGTGTCAACTCGTGGTATGGGTAGTCTTGAGAATAAAGGCGGCACGATGTACGTGAAGGATGATTTTATCCTTAACACGGTTGATATCGTACAAGATCCATCAGCACCAGCAGCATTCGTTAATGGGATAATGGAAGGTGTTGAGTGGGTTTGGAATAATGGCGTTATTGAATCTCAAGTAATTGAAAAAATGGAGACTGAAATTAAAAATGCTCCGCGCGCTGATCTCTATGAGACGCAGGTTCGTGAGTTTAAAAATTTCCTCTCGTTACTTAAATCCAAATAAGGAGTAAACATATGTCTCAAGATATGAATGTTGAGCTTCCTGATGAGGACATCGAACTCGAGGAAGGTGCTCACGATCCTAAGAACGCAGAAGCACAGTCTGTTGCTTCCGTAGCGAAGACTGATGACAGCATCAAGAAAGCTCCTGCGCGAAAGGGTGATAAACCAAACGCAAAGGATGAACCATCAAAGCCAAAGACTAAAGCAGGCATGATCAATGCTATGTATAGCAAAATGTCTAAAGCAAAGAAAGAAGAACTTTCTGCGTTGTATGACAAAATGATCGAAGAAGGTTTCGACGAAGAAGTTGAAGAGGTAGAATTACCTGATATTTCATACGACTTCAGCGATGACCTCGACGCGCTTGTCGAATCAGAAGCAACGCTTTCTGATGAGTTCAAGGCAAAAACTGCTGTGATCTTTGAAACTGCGATTAATTCTAAAATCGCTGAAGAAGTATCTCGCTTGGAAGATGAATATCAAGAAAAACTCGAATCAGAAGTTGAAGCGACTCGCGAAGACCTGGTAGAGAAAGTTGATAACTACCTCAACTACGTTGTTGAACAATGGATGGAAGAGAACAAACTCGCTGTGGAGACTGGTCTTCGCACTGAAATCGCTGAAGGTTTCATGAACTCGTTGAAAGACCTGTTCGTTGAATCTTACATCGAAGTTCCTGAGTCTAAAGTCGACCTAGTTGATGAACTTGCTGAACAAGTTGAAGAGTTAGAGCAAAAACTCAACGATCAAACTGGTTCAGTAATTGAAATGTCTGAGAAGTTGGAAGAATTCCAACGCGAAGCAATCCTCCGCGAATCTTCGCGCGATCTTGCCGACACTCAGGTAGAAAAACTACGTTCTTTAGTTTCTTCACTTGATTTTGAAGATGAAGAATCTTTCTCCAGCAAAGTTAAGACTGTTAAAGAGTCATACTTTAAGAAGGAAGTTTCTTCAGATGTTGAAGAAATTGTAGAAGATTTTGAAGCTGATCAAACTGCTGAAATTTCATCAGCAATGAGTCAGTACCTCAAAGCAATCAAAAAAGTAAAATAAGGAGTAATCGATGCAATCTTATGATAAGTTAATCGAAAAGTGGGCTCCTGTACTTAACGAAGAGTCCGCTGGTGAGATCCGTGATTCTCACCGTAAAGCAGTAACTGCTGCTGTTCTCGAAAACCAAGAAATTGCTTTTCGTGAAGAATCTGCTCAGTCATTGTACGAGCAAGAAAATACTGGTAATGTAACTGCTAGTGGTGCAGCTAACTGGAACCCAATTCTCATTGCTCTTGTTCGTCGCGCTATGCCGAACTTGATGGCGTATGACGTTTGCGGCGTTCAACCTATGTCTGGTCCTACTGGTCTGATTTTCGCGATGAAGTCGCGTTATCGCACTACGAAAGCAGGCGTCACAGATGGACAAGAAGCATTATTTCAAGAAGCAGCAGCGCGTTACTCAGGTGACTCTACGACTGCTTCTCAGGGAGAGCCTTCTGGTCTTGCTAGTGCTGTTGACACAAACCCTGGTGAAAACTCAGATGGTATTATTGACTCTGGTACGGATTGGGTTCCTGGCGGCATTGGTACTGACGAGGTTGGCAGCGCGTTGCAACCTGGCGGTTACACTACTGCTGAAGCAGAATTTCTCGGGAATGGCACTGGCGCTAACCAAGCGTTTGCTGAAATGGGTTTCACCATTGAGAAAGCAACTGTAACTGCTCGCAGCCGTGCGTTGAAAGCAGAATACACGCTTGAATTAGCACAAGACTTGAAAGCAATTCATGGTCTTGACGCTGAAACTGAATTGGCAAACATTTTGTCAACCGAAATTCTTGCTGAAATCAACCGCGAAGTTATCCGTACTATCAACGCTCAGGCGAAGATTGGTGCTGCTACTTCAAACGTAACGACTAAAGGTATCTTTGACTTGTCAACTGATGCTGATGGTCGTTGGTCAGTTGAAAAGTTCAAGGGTCTTGTAGTTCAACTCGAGCGCGAAATGAATCAAATCGCTAAAGATACTCGTCGCGGTAAAGGTAACATCGTAATCTGTTCATCAGACGTTGCTACTGCTTTGACTGCTGCTGGTATGCTTGATTATGCTCCCGCTCTCAGCACTACTTTAAACGTTGATGACACTGGTAGCACTTTCGCAGGTGTATTGAACGGTCGTACTCGTGTGTACATCGATCCATATGCTACTAGCGATTATGTAACTGCCGGTTACAAGGGTACTAACCCATATGACGCTGGTCTCTTTTATTGCCCATACGTACCTCTACAGATGGTACGCGTGGTCGGCGAAGATGACTTCCAGCCTCGCATCGGGTTCAAGACGCGTTATGGCATGGCCACTAACCCATTCGTAGGATCTAGTCCTGCTAATGGTATGGCTTCACCTCTCCGTCAGAACCAATACTACAGAATCTTCCGCGTGGA